AGGCTACAGACCCGGACACATCCCGCCAACCCAGCCCCATTCGGGTAAATACCCATCGAGCGTTACTGCTGCAGGAATACTTTTACGCCACCCTTGGCCTGACTGATGAGGAAGCAGGCGCTAGAGCCGCGCTGAACGGCCACGACATTAAGGGCTACTGGAAGCGTTGCTCAGATTTGCGCACTCTAGGTCTAATTGAGGACTTGGGCATCCGTAGAGCGCTTATAAGTGGCTCTCAGGGCATTGTGTGTGCAATCACGCAGGCAGGAATAGACACAGTTAGGGGCTGGGCATGACCGATACCCAATTCATCTACACTTTCGTTATGGGCTGGGTCGCTTGCTGGCTCTACCTAAAGATGATGGCGAACCGACCATGATACCGACATGGGGCTATGTGGCTCTAAGGTCTAAAGATAAGAAAACCATGGTGCAAGTCTTTACGGACTTATCCACAGGCCTGATTGTTTATACCCAAGTGTGCCAACGTGCGGCATCTTGGCATTCATGGGGGCCGCCTACAGAAGTTGAGAGAGTTGATTAAGAAACTCATGGCACTAACGCTTATCCTCGCCCTATCCACCCCAGCCCACGCAAGTGCAGCTGCTAACTCATGCCCTAAATGGGAACCGCTACTACGCAAACATTTCCCAGCCAAAGTTGTGCCGGTCATGTCTCGAATTGCCTACAGGGAAAGTCGCTGCACTGAACGGGCGCTGTCACCAGTGCGCAAGTCCACAGGTCGCCCAGATGTTGGGCTGTTACAGATACAAGGCAGTTGGGCTACTGTGACACGGGCAGTCTGTAAAAAACAAGATGTGATCAAGGCACTGTTAAATGCAGAGTGCAATGTCAAGGTGGCTGGCTACCTATACAACAATGGCGGCCTAGGTCACTGGCGAGCAACATCAGGAAAATAACAAAGGAAAAACAATGGAAACTAGCACCGGCGAACTAATCGCCCGACTAATGAACCTAAGCAACCAACTTGCTATAGAGCTTCGCTTTAACGAGTCAAGCCTTGTGCTTGAAGTGGTGGGCTTGCTTCATTCACTGCCCACAATTGCGGAACAAAACCGCAACGCATGGCACCCTTCATTTAACACTTCTGGGCCATCTAAAGGCATCACCTACATTAGTACTGTGAAGAAAAACCATGAGTGAGTACACACACAATGACGACATGGCAGACCTGCTATGGGCTAAAGACCAAGAAATAGAAGTGCTTAAAAAAGCCCTTGAGTATTGCAATGCCGAGTTAGACCGTCTCGAGAAAGAGCACGCACGTGGCTTTTAACCTTGACGATTACGAACCAGTAGCCAGCCGCCTAGACCGCTTCCTTAAAGCACACCCTGATGCCCGGGTAATTACTGATCTAGTGCATTACCTATCCGACATTGCTGTATTCAAGTGTGAGTTGTGGCTTGATGGTGAGATTATTGCTACTGGCTGGGCAGAAGAAATACGTGGGCAAGGCAATGTGAACCGCACTAGCCATCTCGAGAATTGTGAGACAGGGGCTGTGGGTCGTGCACTTGCTAATGCTGGTATGAGTGGGTCGGACATAAACAAACGCCCGAGCCGTGAGGAAATGGGCAAGGTTGTGCGTATGCAGGGCGACACGCAGATTACTGAGAACAGCAACTTGGCATCCGAGAAGCAACAGAACATGATTAGAGCCTTATGCAAAAGCAGTTCTAAATTGCCACCAGCCAATTTGCAGGCCATGACCAAGCGTGAAGCCAGCGCATACATTGACACTCTCAAAAGTGGTGAACAGCCAGCGCCACAGTACGACACACCAGAAGAGCCGTTTTAATGCTTGACTTATTCAGCCTCGTTATCATGCTTAGTGCCGTGTTCTGGTGCGGATACCTTTTAGGCCGTGACAAATAATGGGTGGCAGAGGAAGCGGAAGGCCACGAAGCACAGCTTGTAAATGCGGCTTGCCATATAGCCATGTCGATAGCGCTGGGCAACGCAAGTGCAGAACTTGTGAAGCAGCTCGAGCTAGGAAGCGTTACGGCCCGACCAAAATTAACCGAGTAGCGCCCAAGTTTGTCGTTAGGCAATACAAAATAGCCTTAAAACATTGTGTTATCTGCAAGGTTGAAATAGACGAAACCAACTACATGATGTTTGCTCTTGATCATCGAGACCCAGCCCAAAAACTATTTAACCTTAGTGATGCCAGAAGCGAACCATTAGACATTGTGTTAGCTGAGTGTGAAAAATGTGACCTGATGTGCCACAACTGCCACCATGTAAAAACACACCAAAGCCGTGACCATTTAGTGCGCAGAAATACACCCACAACACAGGCTGAGTACTTGCCATTGTTGCTACTAATGCAGGATGCAGAATGACACCAATCTCTGAGGCCTCATTCCTACAGCAAGTAAAAGCGCTCGCTTACATACACGGCTGGGACTGCCACCATGCACAACCCAGCATGACACGCACCGGGCGATACATCACCACAGGCGCTGCAGGCTTCCCAGACCTTGTACTAGCCCACAAAGTTAAAGGCCTTATATTTGCCGAACTCAAGACCGCTAAAGGCAAAACCTCAATAGCGCAAGAACATTGGCTAACTATCTTGCACCCACACGCAGAGTGCTACATTTGGCGACCCGAGCAACTACAGGAAATTGAGCACAGGTTGGCATCATGCTGATACTGGCGTGGTATGCCCTGCTACTGTCCATCGGTGTAGCCATTCTTCAAGGCTTACGCAAATAGTTGGTACTGGGTGTGCGTCGCCCGGCTAAGTCGGGAAGTGACGAGCCCAGCCAACATGATCTATAACTGAATACAACCAAGGCCACATAGGGAATTGCACTCTGTTGGTATTTCACACACGGAAACGTGGGTAGAGCTGACGCACCCAATCAGCCGAGATGACTTAACGTGAAAGCTTGTTGGGGTAAGTCGCCAGTGCAGAGTTCCCTAACTACACAAAAGGCGTATGGTGTCCACCCTAAACAGTCCGGCAGCCAACAGCACACAGCTGTGAAATGTGGGGGGCACAAACACCCGAGACCCTGAACACACACGAGAGCAACCGCAGGCGTAGCCAAGGGCGGTAGTAGCATCACGCTCATGGCAGGCAACAGGAAAACAACCCAGCAATACCGACAAAACAGAGCAGCACTCTTAGAAGGCAACCCAGACTGCTATTGGGGCTGTGGCAACAAAGCCACACAAGCCGACCACCTCATAGAGCATGACGCAGGGGGTGACGACAGCAGCTCAAACTTGGTGCCATCCTGCAAACCATGCAACTCCAAACGTGGGGCCATCTATGTAAACAACAAAACAGCACAACGCCAAAGCACCCGAAACGCCGCCTTAAACGCCCCCCCAACACACAACCCAAAACCCATTTTTTTACCAAATTTTTCCACCCCGAGCCTTTACGAACGCAAGATAACGCCGACTGGCAGTGAACTGGCGACAACTGGCGAGGACTGGCCAGACGTGGCTGGGGTTGGTAGGACTTTGCCCAGATTGGAAACTGTGACTTCTGGGGTTTCTGTGTATGCGCCTTTGGTTGTGGAGTTCGCTCGTAAGTACATGGGTATTGAGTTGATGGATTGGCAGGTGCACGCCGTTATGGGCTTGCTTGAGTCTGATGAGTCTGGTGATTTGGTTAATCGTTCCGGCTTGATAACTGTTGCTAGACAAAATGGAAAAACGGTACTTGGTCAAGCCGTTTTAGGGGCATGGCTGACAAGCATTGCAGCGCTACGTGGCAAACCCCAGACCGTGATCAGTTCTGCCCATGAGTTGCCCTTGGCTAATTTGCAGTACCAATTCTTGGCCCCAATTTTAGAGACGTATTTTGGCGCTAAACCTAAATGGGGGTATGGCCGTATGGAACTGGCGATGCCTGACGGGTCACGCTGGTTTATTAAAGCAGCTACGCCAAGTGCCGGAATGGGTTTATCGGCAGACCTGATTTGGGTAGATGAAATTTACGATGTGGATGATGCTGTTATGGCTCACTCACTACGCCCGACTATGAAGGCCCGTAACGTGCGTACAGCTGGTGGCTCGCCTCTGATGCTTATGACTTCAACGGCTGGTACCGAAGCATCCACAGCCATGCTTAGATATCGAGAGTTGGGCCTATCGCTTATTGGCGAGCAACGTGCAGGCGCTTTCTACTTTGCCGAATGGTCACCACCACCCGGGGTAGATGTGATGGATACGCAATGGTGGGGCTGGGCTAACCCGTCACTCGGGCAAACCCTAGAGCTGCAGTCAATGTTGATAGATGCTGAACACCCAGACAGATCATCTTTCTTGCGTGCCAGCCTTAACCAGTTTGTCAATGCCGATGCCTGCTGGCTTCAGCCGGGGCAGTGGGATGCCTGTCTGTCTGATATTCAAGGGCCCGATAATGGCTGGCTTGCTTGTGACTCTTCCCTAGATGGCTCTCGCTATGTCGCTGTTCGTGCAGCTGTAGATGATGTCGGCATCGTTCATGTCTCTGTTGAGTTTGTCGTGCAGTCGTTAGCCGAGTGCCAACAGGCAATGGTTGAAGTGTGTGCTGCTCACCCAACACTTGGGCTGGCTGTCACCCCAGCGTTAGAACACCACGTGCCTTTGCCGTTGATGAGGCGCACAAAAGTTGTGGGCTATGGCGAACTGTTGCGCTACACATCACTAATCAGGGCTCAAATTAACGATGGCAAACTGGTGCACCGAGGCGAGCAAAACCTTGCTGAACACATGAACAGATCAGTAGCAATTATGCAAAGCAACCAATTAGCCCTCAGCAGTAAGCGTTCACCCGGGCCTATTGAGTTGGCTCGCTGCACAATTTGGGCGGCTGCTTTAGCGTCACGACCTAAGCAAGCTGGTAAGCCAATGATGGTAGTAGTCAGTCGCTAGTATAAAAACGGTACTGCTCTGGGCGTTGTCGGGATGAGCAGGGCAGTACCACACACACCCGGCAGAAAGTGGCATACTACCGCTATGGGTATTTTCAATAAGCCAGTAACCAAGGCCGCTATTTCCACGCCATCAGTGCAGGCCGCTGTAGGGTACGCGCCAGCAGGCATCAGCAAAAACCCGATAGACAACTTCTATAACTACCAAGAAGGCGCAGCTCGTCAGCGTGCCATGACCATCGCTACCGTGTCTCGATCACGTGACTTGCTGGCTTCCGTCATTGGTTGTATGCCGTTAAAAATGTACGGCGAAATGTACAACGATGCCACTGGCGAGATGGAAGAAATACCACTGGCCCCTAGGTCGTGGCTACGCCAGCCAGACCCAGCCGTAACTTTTAACTTTCTTATGGCGTGGACTCTTGACGACTTGCTGTTCTATGGTCGTGCATTTTGGTACATCACAGAGCGCACACAAGACGGCTTTCCTAGCAAGTTTCAGCGTTTGCCTGCAGGCTCTATAACTACTTTGGATGAGCAAGGGCCAGTGTTCTTTCATCCGTCTAAGTCCATCAGCTTTGCTGGTAATGATCTTGACTATCGCAACATTGTGCAATTCCTTAGCCCTATCCAAGGCATCGTTTACAGCTCAGAGCAGACCATTAACACAGCCCTAAAGGTAGAACAAAGTAGGTACAAAAATGCCCAGAGTTCCTTACCTAGCGGCGTGCTGAAACAAACCGGAGGCGAGCCGTTGAGCGCACAGGAACTTTCAGAGATTGGCGCAGCGTTTCAAGAGGCTCGATTAACCAGCCAGACCGCTGTGCTTAACGAGTTCCTGAGCTACGAAGCCAGCACTGCCACACCGGACAAGATGCTGATGATTGAGTCAGCCCAATACAGCGCCCTAGATTTGGCACGCCTATGTGGTGTTCCCCCCTACCTAGTAGGCGTGTCCACTGGCGCTTATGCCTACACCAGCAGTGAGCAATCTCGTGCTGACCTTTACATCTTTGGTGTCAAGCCATACGCCGATTGCATAGCCTCAACGCTGTCAATGAATAACGTGCTGCCACGTGGCACCTATGTAAAGTTTGATACAGACAGTTACCTAGAAGAAAACTATGTAGCCGACAAAATGCCCGAAAACGAACCACAAGAAAATACACAGGAGTCCCTAGCATGATGCGTTTTACCAGCTCAACATTCAGCGTAGATGCCGCACAAGACGGCAGCCCTAAGCGCACCATTACTGGCATTGCATTGCCTTACAACGTTGAGGCCACGGTCTCTGGTGGTCAGGTTGTCAGCTTCATGCCCGGCTCACTGCCCACAGATGGCAAAGCCCCCAAGCTCTACATGAGCCACGACTCAACCCAAGCCATCGGCCTTGTGACCGAGCGTGCCGACAGCCCAGAAGCCATGTATTTCACAGCCAAAGTTTCAACCACAGCCCTTGGCGATGAAGCTTTAGTCTTGGCAGCCGATGGCGTACTGGATTCAGTTTCAGTAGGCGTAAACCCCACCAAGTTTTCGTACAACGAAGATGGCGTAATGATCGTGGAAGCAGCCGACTGGATGGAGTTGTCACTTGTGCCACAACCAGCATTTAGTGGTGCTACCATCACAGATGTTGCAGCAAGTATCCCCACATCAGAGGATGATTTGAGCAATAATACAGAAACGGCACCCGATGAGCCTGAAGTTACAGAACCACAGGAGAACCCAGTGTCAGAAACACCAGCCCCAGAAGTCATCGAAGCATCATCTATTTTTGCCCAGCCAAAGCGCAAGTTTGCTATGCCAACACCCGGCGAATACCTTGCAGCAATGCACGCAGGTGGCGACACTTTCAGCAATGTAAACGCAGCGTTTAAGGAAGCAGTACGCGATCAGCAAACAGCGCTTCAAGCAGCAGCTGGTGACGTTCTCACAACTGATACGCCGGGACTTTTGCCAGTGCCAGTTCTTGGGCCATTGTTCCAAGACCTGAACTTTGTGCGCCCAGTTGTTTCAGCTTTTGGTGCTCGCTCAATGCCAAACACCCCAAGCAAGACTTTCATCAGGCCAACAATCACGACTCACACAAGTGCAGCAACACAGACCGAAGGCTCAGCCGTAAGCGCAACCACAATGGTTATTGCTTCCAACACGGTTACGAAAACAACTGTCGCTGGTCAGGTCACATTGACAATGCAAGACATGGACTTCACAGACCCTTCATCTATGAACCTCATCCTCAATGACCTTGCTGGTGAGTACCTCATTGCAACTGACAACATCGCAGCCGACAACTTGGTAGCTGGTAAAACAGCATCAGGCTCGACATGGACTGTCACCGCTAACGACCCAACCTCACTGATCAGCTCTTTGTATGACGCAGCGCGTGAAATCACAGAAGACAGCAACTACTTCCCAACCCACCTTTGCGTGTCACCCGATGTCTGGGAAAAATTGGGCAGTCAGCTTGACGGCTCAAAGCGCCCAATCCTTGGTTACACCACAAACGGTGTCATCGGACAAAACAGCATCGGTCGCGTAGGCGGCCTGCAGTACACCGGTATGGATGTAATGGGGCTGTCCTTAGTGGTGGACAACAACTTCGCCGCCTCGACCATGTTGGTGGTTTACGCACCCGGGTTCGAAATATATGAAGCTCAGCAAGGTGTTTTGTCAATCGCAAACCCATCAACGTTGTCTCGCACATTCTCTTACTACGGCTACTTCGCAACTTTTGTTGCTAAGTCAAGTTTCATTCAGTCAATCGCAATCGCGTAAAGCAAAAGGCGGTATGCCGCCATGGCTACATACACAGTCACTTTCAAGCAACTGCTAGACAACTATGCAGTGCTACAAACACTGACCGATACTGAAATAGAGGTGGGGCAATCCATCACTGTTGCCAGTGTTGCTGCACCCTTTAACGGCACCTTTGTTGTCTATGCCATGCCCAAGTATGAGTACATCGGCATAGACACAGAAGGTGATCTGTTATTTAACGCTAATGTCAGCATCCCTAATCAGGTGCTTTTTGCTTGTACCGGCACAGACGTTAATCGCACAGCGTCAGCTACTGGCACTATCACATATACGCAGAACTGCACGTGGGTAACTACGGCTGAACTCGTTACATATCTCGGCGTAGATATCACTAACCCAAGTGATGATTTCACGCTGGCTACGCAAGCCCGAAACGCTGCTAATGATTTCTGCTACAGGCGTAGACAAGAGTCCGGCTATTTTGACAGCTTGACAACTTCACCCGGGCATGATGTCACGCTTGGCACGCTCATGTATGCAGCTGCACTTTGGCGTTCTCGTGGCTCAATCCAAGACACCTTTGCCACGTTTGACGGCATGGGCCAAGCGCCCGTGTCAGCCATGACACCAGTGATTAAACAGCTGTTGGGCATAGACCGCCCACAGGTTGCCTAATGCCTGCCACAGGGCTTCTGAACGAGGCTATGGCCGACCTGAAAGCCACGCTTACAGCAGTCACAGGCTTACGGGTAATTAACGACCCGACAAAAATTGTCCCTAACTGTGTCTATCTTGATGCACCAAGTTTTGAGACCATTGCTGGTGGTGGCAACATCATCCGTGTAACAGTGCCTGTGCGTGTTATTGGCAGCGGCCCAGCTGGGCTACCAGTCCTGCAAAACATCCTGAGCATCGTGGCTACAGTCCTTGGCTCGTCAGTTGTGATTATGGCAGGGCAACCATCCATGCTTGACATTGGCGGCCAGATGTTCCCTGCCTACGATTTACAAATGGCTATGCAGGCACAAACCTCATGACATACACAACTGCAGTAGTATTATCTGCTAGAACTATAAACAGATACGGCACCCGGCACCGTTTGACACAGGAGAACCAACGTGGCCACAAGCACTTACCTCACTAACCCAACCGTAAACCTTGCGCCTACCACTGGTGGTGCCAAGGTCGATTTGACTGACCAATGTCGGAGTGCGACCGTGACTCTGGGCGTGGATAGTTTGGAGAGCACCGCGTTTGGAGATACAGGCCACCGCTTCGTTCCCGGATTAATGACCGTGTCGGTCGAGCTAGAAATGTTCCTGAGCTATGGCGCTGGCGAAGTCGAAGCCACATTGTTTGCCAACCTTGGCACAGGCACCACTGAATTAACCATCTCGCCATCAGGCACCACAGAGTCAGCATCTAACCCTGAGTACACAATCATTAACATGCAACTAGTGGACTTCACACCAATTACAGGCGCTGTTGGCGAACTCTCAATGGTCACCGCTTCCTTCATTGGCGGCACATACGTGCGAGATATCACAGCCCCATAACCAAAGGAACCCGACATGAAATTAACCTTAAAGGTGGACTCGGGCGAAGGCCCGTACGAAGTCACGACCAGTCTGTACGTCATTGTGCAATGGGAACGCAAATACAAGCGCAAGTCAAGCACCATAGGTGAGCAAGGCATCAGCATTGAGGACTTGGCTTTTATGGCTTATGAGTCATCTAAAGTTGCTGGCATCACAGTGCCCGTAGTGCTTGACGATTTTATTAAGCGCTTGGTGACTTTGGAAGTGGTAGATAATGACCCGGCAAACCCTACCCAAGCGGAACCTACCGCCATTCCCTAGCCAGTGTCTTAGTAGCAGTCGGGTGGTGGCCACCTGCTGTAGAGTTTGACATAGCTGATCTAAACACCACGATTAAGCTGTTAAACGAAAGCCGAAAGCCATGAGCCTTGCCACCAGTGTAGAAATTACAGGTCTCAAGCAAGCCATGACCGAACTTGGCAAGATGGACAAGTCAGCAAGGTTTAAGGCTGCAGCCAAAATAAAGGCCAGTAGCCCTGAATTGTTAGACAATGTGCGCAAGCAGTTCCCATCAGAAATTGGTGTCACAAAGATTCACGGCTGGGCACCAAGCAAAAAGGGTGGCAGCAGACTGGCTTACGACAAAGCAAAAGTGGACAAAGGCGTACAGATTGTTATTGGTGGTAGAGCTCGCCCGGGTGTGACCCCACTTGTGACGCTGGTGCAAAAAGATGCAGCTGGCGCTTTGTTCTCTATGGCTGGCAACGCTGGTGGCGTAGGGCAATTTAGTAAACTGCTGCACGATGTGTTTGGCAGGCCTCAGCGTGGCTTGTGGCGATCACGTGCGTTCATTCAAGAGCAAGGCACCGCTGACATTATGAAGGCAGTTGATGAAGTCATTGCTGACGCTAATCGAGCATTACAACAAAGGATGGCTGCCTAATGGCCGTATATCTACCAATCGTTACCCAATTCAATAACAAAGGATTGAAGGAAGCCGAGAAGGGCTTTAAAGATTTAGAGGGCGCACAGGCTAAGGCTAAGTACGCGCTCGGTAAGGCAAACAAATATGCAGCTGTAGCAGTTGCTGGTTTAGTCGCTGGCCTTGGTGACGCTGTCAAGGGTGCTATGGAAGATGAGCAAGCACAGGCACAGCTAGCACGACAGCTTGAAAAGACAACTGGCGCTACTAGCGCACAGATAAAAGGCATGGAAGATTACATCACTGCACAGGGCAAACTAAAAGGCACCACAGATGATGAATTACGCCCGGCACTTGCTGGCCTTGTACGCGCTACCAAAGACATTGACGAAGCACAGAAGGTCGCTAATTTAAGTCAAGATATAGCGATTTCTAAGGGCCTGTCACTCGGAACAGTTACAAAAGCAATGGAAAAGGCATACGGCGGCAACATGACCGCCTTAGCAAAACTGTCACCAGAGCTACGACAGATGATTAAAGACGGCGCAACGCTTGAAGAAGTTATGGCTGAGATGGCTGGCACTTTTGGTGGTGCCGCTACTGATTCTGCTAATACCGCTGCAGGATCTATGAAGCGTTTAGGCGTTGCTCTTGGTGAGGCTAAAGAAGGTGTAGGCGCTGCACTGTTGCCAATACTTGAAAAGGCGTTGCCGGTATTGCAATCGTTTGCACAATGGGCACAGGACAACCCGAAACTGATTACAGCTGTTGCGGCTGCTTTCGGCGTTTTAGCCGCTGCAGTTGTGGTCGTTAATGCGGCTATGGCTCTTAACCCTGCTGTGCTTATTACGGCTGGCATTATTGCTTTAGGTGCAGCTCTTGTAATGGCCTACAAAAAGTTTGACACTTTTGGCATGGTTGTGCGCACAGTTGTCAATGGGGTGGCTGGCTATTTTGAGTTCCTAGCCAACGCTTACATCAGAATGATTAACTTAGTCATTAAAGGCATCAACCTAATTAAGCCGGGCAAAGATATTGGCTCGCTTAGTTCAGTCAGTTTTGGCAGGCTTAGCAGCGATGGCGATGCCGAAAGTAACTACACCAGCGCTCGAGAGTTTGAGTCAATGAATAGCGTTGTTGCCTCTGTTGCTGATGACACCAATTTTGAGAGTGTTATTGCAGCACAGATTTCAAGTGCAAAAATTAAAGCAGAAAAGCCAGCAGAAATAAAAGCACCTACAGGCTCTGGCTACAACTCAATGGCTGGTGGTTTAGCAGGCATAACTATCAACGTAAATGGTGCAGACCCACAGGGCGTAGTTGATGCCCTACGCCAGTACCAACGCCAAAACGGTTTTGTACCTATCACGGTTGGTGTCTAATGCCTACATGGGATTGGCGCGTATCGTTCGCTGAGACAACAGTTTTCACAGCGTTGCCTGATGTGCAGCAAGTGTCAATCTTTAACGGTCGGCGCAGGCAAATAGATGACTACGGCATAGATCAACTAACAGTTGAAAGTTTGTTTCCTACTGATTGGACAGTCACGCCACAACTTGGTGACAACATCATTGCGTGGGTTTACACCAACCAATACCCTTCTTACCCAACTTATAACTATTGGAAAATGTTTCAAGGTCGCATCACTAATGTTGAGATTAAGTACGGCATGGTCACTAATGAGGATTCAGTTATTATCACGGCTGAAGGTTTACAGGCCGAACTAGGTCGCACACAAATCAACGCGTACTCTGTAATTAGCGCTAAAACTGATGCGCAGGTTTTTGACATTGCAGATTCTGTTGGTCTTTATGTCGGCCCAACCTCTGGTATGTCCACAGGCTCTGCCCAGACATACACCGGCAACCTAAAAGCGTTTGTAGATACTGAGATACGCACTGAGCAAGGCAGGCTGAGATCAACACCCACAGCCCCAACGGCATTAGACATGGGTGAGCTTAACTTTGTAGGGCGAGGTGCTTTATTAACTGGTGCTGCTGTCACGCCTGAATGGAGTGACGGCACGCTCACCAGTATTACTAACTACAAGTATCAGCAGGTCAAGTTTAAGAGCGCAGCTGAGGACTACTACAACTGGATAACTGTTGAGCCTTTAGGTCTGGCTTCACAAACCAGTACCAGCCTTTCAACGCCTATCTATTCATACGTTGCCCAGACCTATGATGTCAGCACGTCACAGGCATTGTCGTTGGCTCAGTATCTGCAATTTAAGTACGACACAACTAACAGCACACCACGAGAATTGGGCTTTCTGATTAGCCAGCAAGCCAGAGCTGACGCTGTATTTATGCTTAACCTGATTAGCAATTTCCTTGGCCTTGAAATTAACATTGTGCTTCGTGGTGTCCGGTATTACTGCATCATTGAAGGCGTCAATATTCAGGCCACGCCTGATGACACCCGTATTTTGTTTTATGTCTCTTCTAACGAGACTAATGACTATCTCATTCTTGACAATGCCGTTTATGGCAAACTAGATAACAACAGATTAGGATTCTGACATGGCTATAAAGACGTTCACAACTGGCGAAGTGCTGACCAGTTCCGATACGAATACGTATTTGGCTAACTCAGGGCTGGTGTACATCACCGAAGTTGCCTTATCAACCACAGCGATAGACGGCATTTTTACAAGCACTTATGACAATTACCGAATAGTTGTAAACAACGTACAGAGTGCATCGGCTAGCGCTTTAATACGTTTTCAATTAAGAGACACAGCAAATGCAACTCTTAACAGCGGGGACTATCAAGCTGCAACAACTCGCTTTGACAGTGCTGGCACTACTTTTAATTACGGCACTGCGGCAACAACAGCTGGTGAAACAGGCATAAATATAATCACTACAGTCGATTCCCCAAGTTTTGCTATGGATGTTTTTGGGCCACGACTGACTGATGCCACTAGCGTTGTTGTTGCTGGAATGGGCGCAATTACTGGCCCGTCTATCGTGGCAACTGCTTGCACTTTCCGATTAACAACAGCATGTGCAGGCATTATTTTTAGTTTAAGTGCTGGGACTATTGCCAGCGGCCGCGTTTTTGTTTACGGATACCGAAAGGCTTAACAATGGCTAAAACAGTAAAACTCATTGACACCGAAACAGGCGCAACTATTACCGGCACAATTACCGACGAGGAATACGCGCTGTACCTTTCCGAAGGTTACGAGGAAGGCACAGATGAAGCGCCTACTGCTGATTAGCGCCACCCTCATAGCCCTCACAGGCTGTGCCGATCGTTTCCGCTACCCATGCCAAGACCCA